AATCGTCGCACCCGTCGCCGTACTCAAATCCGCATACAAATTGCTCGGATACAACGTCAACGTCGGCGCGAACCCTGCCGCATTCGCACCCAACGCACCAGTCGTAGCAACGCCAACCGCGCCAGCGGCAGCAGGCAAATTCCCCGTGTTCGCATTACGCATCGTCACCGCCGCCTGCACACCGGTAACCAAATTATCCGAGATCGACGTGCGAATAGTCGCCGACGTACCAAGAGGCACCTGAACCGGCGTGGACCCTTTCTGTGGCCACGGCAAACAACTCGTGAAATAGTCCGGCCGCTTACCGCGCCGAATCATCACATACGCCGCATTACTATCAGGACCGTCACCTTTCTGAACAGTGTCACTATTCTGCAAATTCTGATCCCGGAACCACTCATTGAAAATCAACAAGAAAGCCCGAAACGGCAACGCATTAACGCTAATCGTGTTACCGCCTCCGACCTGACCAACGGTCGGCAAACCAAAATAGTCATAGATACTGCCCACAGCGAACCCGCCTGCCGGCGAAACCACCTGCGGAATCACAAAGGAGATCGAATCACCCGGCGAATTCTGTTCGCCCATGAACTTAACCCAATTCGTCCACACAAGACGATTGGGAACAAAAAAGAAAAACGACTCAAGGTGAAGGTTATCCATTACCGGAAAAATCGGCGTCGCCAACCGAGCGAACGCCGTCATCTTCACCCGAAACGTGTCACCCGGCAAAACCTCTTCGCAAAACACAGGAACCAAGAAACCCGCATCAAACGTGGTCTTGTGCGTTCGCTGAATATTAAACGAAGACCGCGGAATCTCCGCCCGCGGAACCATTGAAAACTGATGCGCCACCGCACTACGATTACGAAGCATCATTTCGATTCCTCCCGAACATCAAGACCACGAGCCAATAACTCAGGCTCATTCTCCAAACGAGAAAAAAGCCCCGACTCGTCATTGAAACAACCCAACGAGCGGAGCTCAAAATCGGAAGGATGCTGATACATCAAGTTCTCGTCATGCTTCCGATTCACTTCGTCCCGAAACGAACGAATACCAACCGCTCGAGACGCAACCACGAACGGACGCCCATAAGTCCGCGCCGCACTGTCAAAAACTGAAACCACAGCGTGAATAGTCATAAATCCTCATTACGTTTAGACAACGACAAACCGGCAGCCGCAACAGCTGCACGGACCTTCCGACGCTCGTCCGTATTCTCCGCGGCAACCTCCCGCGCACGCTCCGAGCGCCGAAACTCAACATCATCCATACAATCCTCTTTAGCCCTCCGCATCAACTTATCGTAATACCTAGGAGGTGCAAAGCGACGGCCGTCGCCAATAGCAAAGTCGTGAGGGTATACATCACGGCTAAAACGCAAGAACCAACGCGCACCGATCCCCGGGCGCGTAGACATCGCTGCATATTCCGGTCGGCGTGGAGTAACCACACCGTCACTATCCACCTGATCATAAGCACGCTCCGAGTTCGGACCGAGAATCTTCTTAGTGATATAGCCAGCCGTATACAACGCGGTCTCCCGCGACAAATCCTGAACAGAAACTCGGCCATGAGACCACAGCCGAGACAACAACGGCGAATCATAAAAAACGTGTCCTGAACCGCTCCTACCAGACGGCACGCGATCACTTCGAAAATCTACGTTAAAAAGGCACGCATGGTAGTGCGGTCTCTGATTCAACGGACCATATTCGCCGCACATATAGAAACGGACCTCACGGTCCGTAAAATGCTTACGCAAACGCTTCATAAACAACTGAAAATCGCGATGAGACAACGAACTCCCGGCCGGCAACTGATCACGCCCATACGTCAACGTAACGAAACAATTCTCCGGCCAACACGAAGCCTCGTGCATGACACGCAGAGACCAATCCTGCGCCCGCCGAATCCTGCAGCCAATACACTGACCACACGGCAACTCAATCGGCCCGTAATTCTCATGCCGGGCCGACTCATGAAAAGCAATCCCTCCAGACGTCCTGAACGCCTGGAGGGGGGAATAGCAACTCACAGCCGAATGCCCCCGCGGGCCACACGCGGACTGAAGTTGATAGCCTTTGACGTCGAGACGTCACGACGAAAAGACCTCGCAGCAGAAAACTTCGAAACCCGAGCACGATGACGCATAGCACACCTCCCAAAGTATCGCGGTCGGACCCCGACCGCTCGGCACACCTGGCGAACTGACGCCAGGCGTGCATCCATTAGACACCTAAAACAAGCTTGCGAGCAAGCTAGGTGTCACTGGGAACAGTTACTAACGAGAGACCAACTGTTCCCTACACCTTCGGAGCCTTCACGCTCGCCTGCGCCTCCCGAATCGCGGCCTCAAGCCGCTTAATCATCGACGCTTTCAAATCCGGCGCAATCTGAGCCGCCTTGACCATATTCAACTCACGAATCATGCGAATCTCGTCACGAATGTCGTCCATAAATCCTCCGAAAAAAAGGGCGCCCGAAACTGGGCGCCCTTAACCTACCACAACGAAACACAAAAATCAAGCCGGCTTCGGAACCAACCTCGCCGCCAATTCATCAATCGCCTGAACCGCGTCCCGCGTCTTTTCAGGCTCCGGCATCACAATACCGAGCTCAACCGCCTCCTTGCGGTTCGCCTCATCGTCCAAGAACAGGAGCAACTGACCCGGATCATTATCGAACCGAGCTCGCACCCGCGCAGGCAGGTCCGCAAAACCGGCTTCCGCCTGACGGAGCGCATTCAAGGCACTCTGAAAATCTGTAACTGCAGTAAAATCACCAACCATAGGATGACGAACACTAACAGGCAACTCACCAGTAACGCCAAACCGGCGCACAATGGTATTAATGTCCGTCTCTTCCGCGAACTGCTGCTGCACCACACAATCGGCAACATCCAAAGACAAACCGCTCTCAACCGACGCCTCATCAACATCATAGTTGAACCCCGACCGAAGAAACTCAGTACGTTTCATAAAACCTCCTAACGTGGAAGCGCGCGACCTGCCGACGACACGCCGCGCAAAATATCAAGCAACATTCGCAAATACGGCGCTGCCTGACCTGCGCCCTCAAAAAACTTCGACTCTGCCTCGGCCTTCGAAACACCAAAACGCGCAGCCGCCGCCTCCGCCTTCCGGCGCTGAACGTCGGCATGAAAACCAGACTCCGGATAACCACCTTTGTCACCAAGAACCCCGCTCTCAGAGATCTCCTTAACACCAGCCATCCGAGCCTCGTGATACGCTCGAATCTTGTCCTCCCACTCGCGCAACTCGCGGGTCCGCGTCAGCTTCAACTCCGCAGCCCGCTGCGCCGTATTCAACTCCTTATCCATAGTCTCCGACCGAACTTTGTCGGTCTGAGCCTCAATGTTAGAAGTCTGCGCCTGCGACTGCAGAATATTCTGAAACGCAGACACGCCTTGCATCGTCGCCTGCGCACTACTCACACCCGCGGCGACCGCGTTACCCAAAACAGGCATCGCACCGCCCGGCGTGCTAGCACCACCCTGAGAATAGGCAAGCATCGGATTCAATCCAGCAGCTTGCAAATCCTTAACCACCCGCTGATACGCGGTATTCGACATGTCCTCCTGAAACTGCATTTGCCGTTCGGACATTTGCTGCTGCGCGGCATTCGTGGCCTGTTGACCACGATAACCAAGGAACCCGCCTAACAAACTCGTCAGCGGACCCAACACCGCGCCAATACCAGAACCTAAAAAGTTTCCAAGCCAACCCATAAAACCTCCTACAGATGATCGATCATTCCGGGAACCGAGTACATCGGCAACGGACGCGCAACAACCATATCGAAAAACGAATCGAAAATGATCTGCGCACCGTTCGCACCAGCACCCACAGCCAACACACGAGAAACCGGCGGAGTCTCCTGAATAAACGCCGAGCTCAGGAACGGCACACTCGTAAACCGCTGCGCCAAATGCCACGCATCCAACGTACCAGCGGACGTACTCCGAAACAAACCAGTAACCATGCTCGGACTGTACCGATACTCGCTCCAACGCTCCTGATACCCAAACACAAGAGCATCATTCGCCGAACCATCAGCATACAACTCGCGATTCAGCACCGCTTGCTCGCCCAAATTCGCGAACACTGGAAAGTAGAAGTCATACCTCGTCGAACGAGACCACATCTTCCGAATGCCCTGCTGATACGTCAAATCGGCACGAACATTCACAATCCCAATGATGTAGCCGTGCTCCGTAAACGACTGAGAAAAACCGTGCCCAGGCGCGATCGCGGTCCCGATCCCCCCGAGATTACCCAGAGGCGTAGTACCGCCCGTCAGCCCCGTAGCGGACTGCTGAGCGACCGGATTCACGATGATAGGGGTAGAACCACCACCCAGGTACTCGGGCCGCTGCAGACGCGCGTCGGGGCTCCGAACCCCAAAGTGAGACTGAACGAGCTCCACGTACCGCGTCCCGCTTCGAGCATCACGCTCGAGCAACCGCTGAATCTGAAAACTCTGCCGCAACGCGTTAATCGTCGCACCCGTCGCCGTACTCAAATCCGCATACAAATTGCTCGGATACAAC